ATCCTCACTGTAGACCTTTGTGCCGACAGTGATCGCGGTTGCGACCGCTGCGGAGAGCGTAACGGTCTTTGCCGCCTTGTCGCAGGAAGCAACGGTGTACTCGGTCGTGCCGATCTTGATCTTGGCACCTGCGGTGAGATAGGCTGCTGCAGCGTCGCTCATCTGTGCAAGCGTCACCACGGCGGAGTTTGCCGTGTGTGCGGCAACCGTGGTGTAAACGCTCTGGGAGGACACCTTTCCTTCGGTGGACTCGACGAAAACGACACCGTACATACGGCCAAGCTCGCCGTTGTAGATGGATTCCTTGTCTTGATACTTGCGGACATCTTCCCATTTGGAATCGCTCTGCAGGTCGAAGGTGACGTCGGGGTCACAGATGCAGATGAAGTGGGGTTTGCCGCCGTTGGTGAACTTGCGAGCCTTCGCCTTCTTGAGGGTGCGAACAGCCTTGCGGACATCGTCAACCGTGAGAACGTCGGTTGCGGTGATCGCGCTGGTAGCCGCACGACCGCCTGCGTACTGGACGGAAGCGCCTGCGATCATAGCGTCGCGGGTAACCCACTCAAGACAAGTGCCAATCTGCTCGCCGAGGAGTTCGGACATGTCGCTGATGACGGGGTCGTAGCCGACCATATCGAGAACGTCAGACACTTCGACGTATGCGCCGTACTGCTTGACGGTTGCCTCAACCTTGGTCTGGCCGATGCTCTGGCCTGCGGGGGTCACGCCCTCGGTGAGTTCCAGAGTTGCGGTGTTGACATCGAAGAGCTTCCAACGACGGAACTCAACGGTCTTGCCGCTGTTACGGGGGATGGAACGCTTCTGTCCGTAGTTGGCATACACGAACTGGGTCTTTGCCCATTCGAGCATTTTGCGGTCATAGAAGGTCTTGAGAAGGTAAGTGTTGGGGGATGCGGTGTTGATGGTGGTCTGAGTAGGCATAGCTTACTCCTCCTTGATATTTTTTTTAGAGTCTGACCCTCCGACCATCAAGCGTTGCCTGTTTCAGTGCTGCTTCGAGTTTTTGGAAATCCTCGGAAGACATGTTCTGGTAATCGTGCGAGGGAGCTGCACCGCCGTTCGTGGTAGGACGAATCGGTTGCGGTGCGCGTTTGCGCTGCTCGATCTGTGCGATGACAGCGTCTTCCGTTGCTCTCTGCGGTGCGGCCTGCTGACTTCTCTGCCAGAACGCGAGTGCTGCCTGCACTCCGTACTGCTGTGCGTCTGCGGCAAACTGCGCCGTGATGTGATGAGGTTGGAAGCCCATGCTCGGTGCGCCTGCATCGATGAGCTGTTGCGTCAGCGATGCGGCACTAACAGGCTGATTGAATGTCGGGGGTGTCTGTTGGGGTTGGTATTGCTGTGCGAGATAGTCCGCATAGAACGCTTTCGGGTCTTTTGCGTACTGTTCAGCTTTCTGCTGAACGTGGTCGTTTCGGATGCGCTGGTACGCTTCCTGCGGGGTGATGCCCTCTCGTGCAGCGCGTTCTCGGATCAGCTGCTGACCGAGGAGGTATTCGGGAGTGGACTCGTGTCTCGTCCGTTCTCTCTGCAGCCGTTCTCCAAGAGCTCTGTCGAAATCATCCTGTGTCAGAAATCCCTTACCACCCTTCGCAGCGTCGTCCTGCGTAGGCTGATCCGTCGCGACAGGATCAGATGCGACCGTGGGAGATTCGGGTTCGTTCATCAGTGTGCCGACATCGACGTAATCGGCAGCGGTAGCAGCAGCGTCGTCCTGCTGAATGCCCAATTCAAGATTGGGAGTTGCGACCGTGTTTTCCATAATTTCCTCCAAAATTGCGCCTTAGGTGGCGAGCCTTTATTTCCAAGGTCACATCGCTTCCGACATGGCCGTAGGATCGGGTGCTGCACCGCTCAGAGCGGCAGCTTCTTCTGCGGTTGCTGCGGCGCGGGTGTACTCCTTGTTGCGGATGCCTTGCGTCGCCTGCATGTTCTGGTTCTGCAGTACATAGTTCTGAGCGGATGCCAGAGCTTTCTTGTACTGCGCGATCTCTTCCGTCTGCTGTTGAACCATCTGCGACAGTTCGGCAAGCTGCTTCTGCAGGTTCGTAATGCCGCCTGCCTGCGCACGACGGATATTGTCCAGAAGTCGTTCCTTCTCTTCGTACTCAAGCCCCTCGATCATGATCGCGGGGTCAACGGTGTTTCCGAGAGTGCCCATCATCTGCAACCACAGTTCGTTGTGCTGCAGTTTCGTGTATCTGGTCTGACGCGAGGTTCTGACGGAAACGCGGAATCCAATCGGGATATCCGTGCCGTCTTCGAACAGCTTTCGGAACGTCTTGCGGGAGAACGGCAGCTTCATCTTCTGGCTGCCGATGGTGACGATGATGTTGCGCTCGACGGTGTCGAACTCTTCCATGACATCAAGCTGCATGAGCGATGCCTCGGCGTAGCCGTAGTGCATGGCGCGTCCTTCCATTCGGGAACGCTTCATGGACATTTCCTGCAACGCTGCAATGGCCGTGCCTGCCGTAACACCGCTTGTCGTGTTGCCGCGGCTCTGCTCGTTCGATCCCGACTCCGTCTTGATAAGATCACGAATCTGGTTGATGTACGCCATGATGTGCGACGGCAACGGATTCGCCTGCTGCCACGCGGTTGCCATCTGCGGCGAACCCTTCGTGCGAATAACTTCCTTCGAGAAGTCTCTGGCTTCGTCGTAATCGACCATGTCTTCCTGCACAAGAAGACGCGGGCGGGAAGCACGGAAGGTGTTCACAAGAAGGATCTGGTCGAGCTTGTCGCTGAATCTCTGCGAGTCTTTGAACAGGTCAGTGATGCCAAGACCGAGAGCGGATCCTTTCTGCGGGAACAGCCGCGTAATAACAAACGGGTACTTGCCGTGCTTGAAGTATCCGTTCGGGCGCGTTTCATAGCTGTTCTCAAGGATTTGGCCGCCTGCCATGAGCAGCATGTGAACGGCATGCGCTTTCGTTTCGGGATCGTAGACTCTGAACCATGCCTCGATCAGACGATAGCTGTGCCTGTTGCTCGGCGCGGTCGTTGCGCCAAAGTCGTTGTGGTCTTTGTTCACAAGGTCATCGTCGCCCTTGAGGAACGGAACATGGTCGGGGTAGTGCTGACAGAACCAGTCGTAGGGGCGCACATCGAACTTGAAGCAGGCGCGTCCTTCCTGCAGGTCGAGCACCTGCGGGTCGCACATGAAGTTCTTGTTGATGACGTAGCGGATGTAACTGCCACCAACGCCCCTGTTCAGTTCGGGGTCGTGACCGATCTCCCAAACTGTCCAACCGCAGTTCAGCATGTCCTGCGTCGCTTTGTCGTACTCTTTGTCGAATCCGCAGGCTTCCTGCTCTTGCCGCAATGCCTGCGTGAGAACCTTCGCCGCAACCTCGTCATCGACGCTCTCCGGCAGGATCACTGCTTCGGGGAACTCGTCGGACAAGTCGGCTTTGATGTTCTCGATAACGGAAGTGATGATCGGGGTCGTGGGCTTCGGCACGTTCGGGTTGTCGTCATCCAGTACGGGCATGATCCCGTTCCAGTGATCGCCTTGATAGATGCGCTCGTTGTCGTCAATGCGCTCCCACTCTTGGCGATAATCTGCTACGAACTCCCGAAACAAGCTCTGAACCGCGTTCGCGAGTTTGTTGTCTTCGGCTCCAATCTTCACTTTCATCTTCAAGCCGCGACGAATGGTTTCCATCGTCGTAAGGCCGGTGGAAAGAATATCCATGTATTACCTCCTACAACGAGAAAAAGCCCGACGCTCTCTCCCGTTTGTCCTGTGTGAACGGGCTGAAAGCGAGGACTTTTTTCGTGTCAAGTTTAATCTTTGCGGGGGACGGGCGCGACATCACACCGTAACGCAACGCTTCGGGTGCGTGGTCTTCGCATCTGTCAGAAACGTCTTCGTGGTCGTGCTCGTCATAGTAAAGGGCAGGCAACGTCCGCAAGAGGTTCGTACAGGTGTTAAATATCTGCAACGTGGGTACGCCGTCGTCAGAGTCAGCGAGATTCTCTCGCAATCGCTGCCAACCTACCACACGGCTGTTGTCTGCCTTGATGAGCGGTACTCCGCATTTCGCGAAGGTCTCAGCTACGCTCTCGCCGCCAAGGACGTCCCTCATACCCCTGTTCTGCCACATGTCGGGAGATGCTACTGTGTAGCTGATATTCTCAAAGGCCGTCAGCTCTTTGATCTTGTGCGCGGCCTCTGTTGCAAGCATTTTGTTCTTGTACAGCTCCCTGTACACATACAGGTGCTTGTCCGGCGATACTGCAAACCACAGCACTGCCGTCGGGTCGTTGTAGCCCCAGTCCATTGCTCTGAACTTCTTCCAGTCCCTCGGAATCTCGAAAGGCTCGACAACGTGCTTCGCTCTGTTGAACTCCTCGAAATACTGCCCGTCTACAACGTCCCAATCGCCATCTAAGTACGCTCGTCTCAGATGGTCGGGCAACGCTTTCAAGACTTTGATGTAGTCGGGGTTCGCGTCCATCAAGGCTTTGTTGTCGTATACCTTCGCAGGAATGAACACATAGTCGTTCGGGTCTTCGTCCTCTGTGTAAACCCTGTCGATGAACAACCTCTTGATGTAGTCGTGCCCAACGCCGCCGGGGTTGCATGTGTAGTACATGCGCGGCGAGAAGTCCGTCCTTGTCGATCTGTTCGACGTCGAAAGATACTGCATCTGGAACGGCGTGAACTGCGTCGCTTCCTCGAACCCGATCACGTCGTATTCCTGTCCTTGGTACTGGTACACGTCCTGCTCTGCATCACAATACCCGATCACAATGCGGCTGCCGTTCGGGAAGATGAACTCATGGCTCGATGCTCTGTAGTCCACATACCCGTGCAGCTCTGCCGCCAGCTGCAGTTCGTGGTTGTTCCGCGCTTCTGCAAGAGTGCGACGCAAGAGGAGCAATCGCAATCCTTCGTATCGGAGGGCGAGTAATACGAACTTGCGCCTCATTGCCCAACTCTTGCCGCCGCCTCTCGCACCGCCGTATGCCGTGTGACGGGCGGTACTCTTGAAAAACTCTTGCTGTCTCTCACTCGGGACGCCCATGAGCTCAAGTGCCTTTACTGTGCGTGGGTTCTTTGCCATGAGAGTCACCTCCAAAACTAAAAAAGCCCCTCGGTTTCTTACTTCCGAGAGGTTTCTGTAAACTCGTAAATCGTGGGTGGGGGGATATATAGAAATGTTTTTAGGGTTGTATGGTACCGTCTGCCTTTTTGGCAGACAACACGCAAAGTTCGGGTTTTTCCCACCCCTATAAGGGGTGAAATGCAGAACACCTAAAAACGACTTGTGCAAAGCACAAGGGGGTTAATCTTCCTGCGGTGGGTCTGGCCTCTGGCCAGTGGGGGGGGTAGTCGAAACGGTAGTCAGCGTCGCATGCATAGGGCTGAAAGCCCCGCACCGTGGGCGTTTGCAGACCTGTGACCCATTCGTCAACCACGATGTGGTTGCCGTTACTGGCTCCATTCTTCGACAGCTTTGCTGTCGGCTCCTGTGATCTTGACGGTGACAACGGACTTCTCTTCGGTCTTGTTGGCGTAGCCAAAGCCTCCGAGAATCAGCTGCGCCGTCTTTGCGTCAATGTCGCCAGACATTGCTGCCTCGACCGTGAACGCCTCGATGCGATCTCGTGCGCGCGTGAGAGTCTCGGCAATGTCGTTAGTAGTCTCACTACTAACCCCTGTCTTAGACTCGCCACTCATGTAGCTATAGACGGTGTCTTTATGGACACCGAGGTGAACGGCGAGACCGGCAATAGTCGGCGGCTTCGTGTAGCGGACTTGTACGCTGCCGTTCTTGAGCGGGTATTCGCGCTTAGAACTCATGCACTGATCGAAGTAGGCTTCGATCCGAGCGGCGAGTTCAGATGCGTCTGTGAACGAGGGCGGGTGTCTCATGCGTGAGCTCCTTTCTGCTCGGCGTCAACGGCGTCGAGCTGTTTTTGTGTAACAAAAAAGCCGCTCGGCTCTCGCCTGCGGCTCGTTGGGGTCTTAATAGACCTCCGTCTATTATGCAGTATAGCGTCAATCCAGTCGGGCTGTCAACTGCAATCGAGTGTGCAATGTGTGCTTTTGTGTGCGTATGTGTTCGTCTGCGCATCAACCTTGAAAATTAAAAAATATATTATCTCCGATCATATATTTTTTAATTTATCAAGCGTTGCTTCCCTACGGGAAGCCGATGGGGTTCGGCGGTGTGCCACACTGGTTTCGCCGACAGGGACGGCGGTCACCGCCATCGAGTCGAGTATCACAAACGCAAGGAGCACACACCATGTACAGCATCAACGCAACGGAAACACGCAAGGCATTCAACACGACAATCACCAACGCCGATCTGGAAGAGGTACAGATCTGGAATTCTGAAGACGAACCCGATGCACAACGCATTCACGAGTACGGTTACAAGCCCACTCCCGTGTTCATGGGCGGCGATCCCAATACATCTCTGATGTATGGCATTGAACTTGAAGTGGACAACCCGACAGGTAACACTAACCGCAACGAGCTTGCAACATACATCCACAAAAACTTTGGTGACAAAGTTTACTGCAAGCGTGACGGGAGCTTGACGTTTGGCGTCGAGATCGTGTCGCATCCTGCAACGTTGGCGTACCACATGCGGAAGTTTGACTGGGCAAGCATTATTCATGCTTGTGAAGTCGCCCACTTTAGCAGCCACGACACGTCCACTTGTGGCTTGCACATTCACGTCGGTCGTGCCGCACTGGGCAACACGAACGATGCTCGCGATCTTTGCGTAGCAAAGATGCTGATCGTGTTTGACAAGTTTTACGAGAACGAAATCTATAAGATTTCCCGCCGCCGTAGTCTCAGCGAAGTTAGCCAGTGGGCAGCAAAGAATTGTGCCGAGATCAAAAACAACGACTCGCGCCCTGCTGCTTTGCTAAAAGCAAAGTATTGCAGTGATCGCAACAACCGTTACACGGCACTGAACCTGTGCAACACGAACACGGTTGAAGTTCGCTTTTTCAAGGGAACCTTGAACCCTGTATCGTTTGCCGCGGCGATCCAGTTTGTGGACAGCGTTGTGCGCTACTGCAAAACACACACGCTGCAGGAAGTGGTCAGCTGCAAGTTTGGCGATATCGTAGACATGTGCAGGTATCCCGAACTGCGCACTTACTGCGAGAGACGCGGCGTGAACATGGAGGCAACGGGTTCTCTTTGAGAACCCCGACATCCCGTCTGACGATGGCTGCTTGGTTACCAGCCGAAACGCCCGACAAGGGCGTCACGGGAAACCGTACACATACAGGAGGTGCACACATGATCGACAAAATCATCGACTGGCTCATCAAAGTTGGCATTTGCGTAGAAATCACAGACACACAGGAGGTATGACACATGTGCATTATCGCGATCAAAAAAGCAGGCGTTAAGTTCCCCGACGAACAGACACTTTGTACCATGTGGTACAACAATCCCGACGGTGCAGGGTTCATGTACCTGCACAAGGGGCAGGTATGCATCCGCAAGGGCTTCATGAAGCTGACTGATTTTATCGAGGCTCTTAAACTGGCTCGGCGCGAGGTTGACGAGGTTCAAACTCCGTTTGTCCTGCACTTCCGCATTACGACTCATGGCGGCACAAAGCCTGCAAACTGTCACCCGTTCCCCGTGACGGACAATATCGCACTGCTGCAAAAGCCTGTGCTTCACACCAACGTAGGCGTTGCACACAATGGGATCATCCACATCATTCCCCGCAATGGCATATCAGACACGATGGAATACATCGCCTCGCAGATGTCGCACATGAAGCGGATCGACAAAAAGTTCTACCGCAATGCGCATTTTTTGTCCATGATCGAGGACGCAATCGGCAGCAAAATGGCGATCCTTGGTTCGGATGGGTGCATCGCGACGATAGGCGAGTTTAACGAGCACAACGGCATGCTGTACAGCAACACGAGTTGGCAGCCCCGAACAAAGTTCGGCAAAACAACGATCAGCAGCCATCATTCCTACGGAATGTATTCCGGCGAGGAAGTGTGGCATGCAAGCAGGCTCCCGACGTACAAGGCGTTGATGACCTTGGACAAGCCGAAGTTCGAGAACCGTATGGTTCGCGATGGGCAGGGTAACCTGCACGAGGCTGCTGACTTTGGCATCGACGACAAGGGGCGCGTGTACTGCATCTCGGATGAGACGGGCTGCGCGTTTGCAAACAGCGCGTTGGGCGGCGGTTTTGAGCTGCTCGGATCGAGGATCAAGTTCGACAAAGACGGCGCGTTTTACTTTGACTGCTACAAAGACGTGGACGACATGTACGCCGATTACTACGGTATGCCGTGGTAATCGACACGCCGAGGGCGGCGGCTAACCCGCCCAACTGTAATGCAGCCGAGGACGGTCACAAGCCCGTGTAAATGCAGAGTGCAGACATTATGCAGGAGGTACACACATGAGGATCGCAACATGGAACATCGAGGCTGTAACTGGGTACAAGCCGATCACAACGTTTTTCGAGGACTTCTCGATTGCGGATATGTTTGGTGAACGCGCAATCAAGGACACCTATAAGCGTGGGCTTAAAGACGCGAATTCTCTTGGCTACAAAGAGCTGACCGAATTTGTCATGGTTCTGAACTGGAAAATCTGGGAACATCACGGGCATCACAACGACAGGCTTGCACGTCTGTATGATAGCCTTTGGAGGCAGGCAGACGAGTACGCGGTGGAAAATCTCAAGGGCGATGAGCTTGCATACTACTACAGGACTACGGACTAAGGAGGCATTACACATGACACGAGAACAGATGCACGAATACGGATACCTGTGGGACGGCATGACGCCGCTCACGGAGGAGGAAGCGGTCGAGGAATTTTTCGACAATCATGCCGTTTATCTGCTCTATGACGATGACACTGAGAGTCTTGCAGGGAGCTACGAGGAGATACTAACGCATGCATCCAACGGCGGCATTTTCGGGTCGGAGGAGTGACCATGGCAATACACCCGTGCCGTGGCTGCGTATACTTTAAGGCGTGTGGAGAGCTGACCCGTACAATGCCATGTGCGGGTCGCAAGACCAAGCGCGAAGAGAAACGCGAACGCAACACGCAACGTCCTTTACAGGCGGTTGCAACCCGTGATAATATTATTAAAAGGAGCGCACCATGAATACTTACTATGTGGAGTTTATTATTAACGGCGAAGAGAGATGGACAAGCGTAAGAGCAAGAAGCGAAAACGAAGCAGAATTTTTAGTATATAACGGATTGCTTCACGTCGGCTATGCAGAAATAACACGATGCGAGATTTGCTAAAAACACGCCAAGGTAAGAATTTAACAATAAGAGCATCCATTCGGCTGCTCTTTTTTTATAACTGCACTTGTTTTTTCCGCTGTTCGTGTTAAACTTCGACTTGCCTCTGATCGGTTTTTGCTTTATGGTTTGGTTTCCGCATTACAATTCCATCCTTTCTCGAACTGAGACTCGCTTCGGCGGGTCTCTTTTCGTTTGCTCTGGCAAATAATATATGATCATCATGTAGTCAAAAATGTAGTCAAACGCTCATTTTTGCATAAAAAAGGCGGCTATGCACAAGCCGCAGGCATGAAAAAAGCCCCGAATTTGGGGCTTTTTTAGGTGGTGGGGATGGAGGGGCTCGAACCCCCGACCTCTTCGATGTGAGAGAAGTGCTGCAATAGTATGCAATACTGTGCATTGTGTTGCTAAATGCCCTAATTTAGGGCTTTTTCTCGGTATCGTGAGTGTGCAACAGTGTGCATTATGCAGGTGGAAATGCGTGTGCGATGTAGTCAAAAATGTAGTCAACTCAGCCCGAAAAAAAGGACATCAGTTTGTCCGTGCTCGTGGCCTTCGTTTTCTCAGAAAGCTGCGTGTATATTTTCATGGTCACGGTTACGTCCGAGTGGCCAAGCAGGTACGCTGCCGTCTGCACGTCTACACCTGCGTCGTATAGGATCGTAGCGTAGGTGTATCTGAGATCGTGCGCCGTACAAGAGAACGGCTGCAGCTCCTCCTCTTTGCCTCGCCTCCATCCTACCGTTTGATCGTATGGTTTGATATCGTTTAGCACTCGCAGGCAGACGAGCATGAAGCTGTACCATGCCTGCCTGTACGATGTCAGCGTGAGCGTCCCGCCGTTCGCGTTTGTGCAGACATACCCGCATCTATTGTGTGCAGGGACTGCGTCCAGAGCCTTATACAGCGGCGGCACAAGCGGTATTGTGCGGAATCCTGCATCCGTCTTCGGTTCTTTCATGTCGCCCTTGCTGTTCATTTCAGAAGCCCGCTGAACCGTCAGCGTCCGCGCATCCATGTCTATATCTGACCACTTTAGCGCAGCCATTTCCTCCTTGCGCAGACCTGCGTACATCATTATCATAGCCCACAAACCAGACCTATGATACGGATAAGCCTTTGTAATGAGATCCTGCTCCCACTGTTCAAGAAGCCTGTGGCCTTCGCGCTTGCGCGGCTTTGGTGTTTCTACGCCTGCACATGGATTCGCAACGATGAGACCGTCTGCCAAAGCTGCGTTGAACATTCGCAGGAGCATGTTGCTGTGCAGGCTAATCGTGCTCTTGTCTTTCCCCGCAAGGCTGTTCAGATAGGTGCGTATATGCGACGCCTTGACCGACGAGAGGGGCAGATTCCCGAAGCTGTCGCCGTTGATCTGAAAGCCCATGATCTGTCTCTTCGCGAGATCGCGTGTTTTCATTGTGCGCTGTGCGAGCCCCGTGTTGAAGAGCGGATACCAATAATCGCACCACTCCGCGAGGGTGTCTTCTGTGTGGTCGAGCGTCGATCCCACCGGATGTGTGCGCACATACTCTGCGCGCTTTCTCTTCGCCTCCGTTGCCGTAGAGCCATAGAAGAACTTGCGTATCGGCTTCCCGTCTGCGCCCGTCCCTACAACGAGCGTTGCCGTGTATCTTCCATCCGTTCTTTTCTTTGCCATCATAGCCTCCAAACCGATATCGAGCGCATCTGCTCGATTGCGTATCTAACCCAACCAACATTCGGCACGAGCAGGTCGATGAGCAGCACCGTGCAGATAACAGCGGACAGACCCATGCAGAAAAGCATCATGCGCTTATTGTTTCTTGTCAGCATTTCGATTGTCTTCTCCGCAAGAGCCAGTGCCTTATCCGATACCAAATGCGCTTGGCATCCTTCGAGCGTACCTACAAACAGGTCGCTCATGTCGCAATCCATAGCGTTAAGGCAGGCTCGGACATAACTCACAGCCATATTGTCGATGTCTCCTGCGAGGAATCTGTTCACGGTAGACTTCGATACGCCCGACTTATCTATGATTTCCTGCGTTGAGAGTCCACTTGCTGTTTTGAGAATCTTGATTCGTGCAGCATAAATTCGTTCCATTGGTCATCTCCTCAATAAAAATATGTTTTCTCTTATAAGAATCTTGTAATTTTTTAGGTGGCCAAACTATAATTTTGCTATCAAATCGCGGAGGTCATAGACATGAGCGGTATCTCGGATGCAGAGCTTGCGATCCTCGAACCCGAAATATTGAAGCTGTTTGTAGATCATACACCCGACGAGCGCATGGAACTGCTTGCGCACATGATACTACAATCCGAGTCCATTAAGCAGGACTCCGAAAAGTTGACGAAATAATCTTACTGGTGTAGAATCTATACGAACAATCGTTCGATTTGAAGGGGTGTAGATTATGGGTAATGATATGGAATTCGCTTCGATGCTGTTCTCTCTTCTTACTATTGAAGAGAAAGAACTCATCCTGTCCCGCATGGCAGAGATGCTCAACCAATCATCCGAAGCATCGTGCTTACAATCTCAAGACGCTGCTCTGCCGATAAGCGCATGAACATATCTGTGAACTGTTCGGCCAGAGGATCGGCCTGCGGTTCTTCTTGTTGCTTGTATCCCATTAAATAGTCTGGTGTTGTATCAAGTACCGCGCACAGTTTTGCAAGTGTAGACCTTTTAATATTTACAACGAGCCCTGTTTCCCATTTATGCACAGCGGCTTTCTTCACTCCGAGCTTATCTCCAAGCTCTTCTTGAGTCATCCCTTTTTCTAATCGAAGAGCCTTAATTTTTTCGCCTGTTGTCATTCCTCGTATCACCCCTTCGGTATCTTAATAATACCACATATTTTGAAAAAATCAAGAAAAAATATCTTGACAGTTGACAACGGTGGCTGTATACTAAGTGTATCTTAAAAAGATACGAGGTGCGGAATGAACAAGAACCTTTTTGAATCGCACATGAAACGATTCGGAGACACGCAGCAATCCCTTGCTTCGGCAATGGGCATCAGCTTAAGCAGATTGAACGCAAAGATTAACGAACGAGAGGGCGCGGAGTTCACTCAGACGGAGATCGAGTTCATTGCAAAGCGATACTCTATGTCGGGTCGCGAGTTGGTTGCTGTTTTTTTTGACCCGAAAGTATCTTAAAAAGATACAAGGCGGTAGGGAGAGCGGCATGAGAATCGGTTCTTATCTGGAAACAAGACGTGAGCCCAAGGGTGTGCACTTGAGCATTGCAAAGTGGCGCGTAGCATGGAAGCTCGCAGCCGATATCGTTAAGGTTTCACCTTTCATCGTGAAGCCCTTCGGCACGACAGGACATTGGACGGTAGCCACAAAGATTCGCATCTTTGACACCGAGGCCTCACTTGAAGAAAAAGCCCACGGCTGTGACCACTGTCCCAACGAAGCCTGCGACCGCAATGAATATCTCAAGATTGCGTCTGCGCCTGTCCCGACGGTATTCGTTAATCCGTCTTCGCCCGTGTGGGGTAAGGGTTGCTTTAGAATCCCACCGACTTCCGTCATAGGGCGAGCACTCGAAGCAGCCGGTGCGCGTGACGTATCCCTCAGCCATAAGGATTTCAAGGGCGTCATCGTAGTCTTCCCCGCTGAATTTTGCGAGAAGGTCTTCGCAGAGGACAGCACCGTTCTTCTCAAGGAAGAGTAACAATTTGATTTCTTTATCCAAACAAACACCAACCTTTCAAAAAAAGTATATCACAGGAGGCACGACATGGGAGAAAAGAGATACACAACCGACGAGGTCGCGGAGATCTACCGCGTCGCTCGTTGCACTGTGTACAGGTGGATGCGCGAGGGGAAGCTGCACGGGCAGTTGTTCGGTCGGGCATACCTGTTCACAAGTTCCGATCTGAATTCGTTCGAGGAGGCGTGTGCGAATGGCAACAGTGTACCTAACGCCCGCTGAGATCGCGGAGATTACGGGAGTGGCCGTGAGCACTGCGCGGGGTATCATCCGAGCGCAGATCCCGCACATGAAACTCGGCCAAGGCCGCATCCTTGTGCATGTTAAGGACTTCGAGAACTGGCTTGAGACCGTAACCGTCATCCCCGATGGCAAAGCACAGCCGAGACAACGTCCCTACGATACGGACGAGGATGACAGAAGAGAATTCCATCGGAGGAGAAAGGCATGAGCATGAGCGAGTATCACAAGTGTCTGGACTGCGGCAGCATCTTTGAGCATGACGAGGTCGTTGTCACAGAGTTCCCCGACGAAGGATTCACCGAGTACACATGCCCGTCCTGCGGCAGCGATGATTACATCGATGCCGAAGAATGCCCGATGTGCAACGAGGTCAAGCCGCTCGATGACATGACAATGACGGGCGGCGTGTGTATCGAGTGCATGACAAAGATTCGGGACAAGGCAATAGCCGCGCTCAAAGCCGCGCTTGCTGAAGACGAGTACGCAGAGTTCGCCGAGTATTACGAGATAGAAGGAGGCGTTATCTGATGGCAAAGCTCATCTTCTTTGACAAAGACCATCAGTACCAAGTGGATGGCGAACCGATCCCGTCTGTGTCCGAAGTCCTGCGCTTCATGTCCAGAGAAATCTACGACAGCGCAACGCAGTATCAGCTGAACAATGCAGCAGACAGAGGCACACGAATCCACAAGGCTACCGAGCAGATCGACCGATTCGGAAGCTGCGAAGTCACCGAGGACATCGAGCCTTACATTCGGGCGTACATCCAGTTCCTACGCGACCACAAGCCGCATTGGGAGAAGATCGAACACGCGATGTACCATCCCGAATTGATGTATGCAGGAACGCTCGACCGCGTCGGCATCATCGACGGCAAGCGCACGGTAGTGGACATCAAGTCCACAAGCAAGATCGAGACTCCGCTCGTGACCGCACAGGTCAATGCTTACGCACTCATGTCTTGTGCAAATGGGAAGCCAGTGGACGAGGTCGCAGTGCTTCAACTCAAGAAGGACGGAACATACCGCTTCCGCATCCTCGAACAGAACACATCAACATTCTTGGCAGCACTCACGCTGCACAATGCTCTCAAAAAGAAACCGAGAAAGAAGAAGGAGGTAGAAGATGGAACAGAACCAAATGGCAGTAAGTCCGCAGAATGACACGGCTGTTGCAGAGTTCAACAGTCAGCTCACGGATGCAAGAACGCTCAATGCGCTTGTGAAGATGTCAACGATGTACTCGAACAGCGCAATCGTCCCCGACACATACAGGGGGAACAGGGACAACTGCTTTGTCGCTTGCGAGCTTGCGAACCGCATGGGTGTTAGCCCCATGATCGTGATGCAGAACCTATACATCGTACAGGGCAAGCCTGCATGGAGCGGACAGGCATGTATCTCGCTCATCAACGGAACGCGGCTGTTCAGCCCTCTCAAGTTTGTATTTGTTGGCGAGCGCGGTACTCCCAACTGGGGCTGCTATGTACAGGCAACGCGCCTTGCGGACGGCGAGATTCTTACCGGCACAGTCGTAGACATGCAGCTTGCCAAGGCAGAAGGATGGCTCGACAAGAAGGGTAGCAAGTGGCAGACGATGCCCGAACAGATGTTGCAGTACAGAGCCGCCGCATTCTTTGCCCGTGTCCACTGCCCCCACGCTCTCATGGGCTTGCAGACCGCGGACGAGGTTCGCGATGCGCGTGGCTACGAGGAAGAAGAGAAGAAGACAATCGTCATTAACATGGAGGTGGACAAGGAATGAAACTGCAAGGAAGAAATGGATCGATGATCGTCGCGGGGCGGCTGATCAAAGACCCCGAAACAAAGAAGGTCGGTTCTAAGGGGTGGTGCAAGACAACCCTCGTGATCGCTGAGACAAGGGAAGAGCCTCTCATCACGGCGGTCGCGTGGTACGAGCTTGGTGACGAGTGTGCCAAATTCCGCAAGGGCGACCGCGTTCTCGTTGCGGGAACGATGCAGAGCCGAGAGTACAACGGCAAGACCTATGAGGATTTGGGTCTCGATTTCGCGTTGAAGATGTCTATCGGTCAGCAGACAGCAGCCCCCGCAGCAGACGCTTTCTCGGATATCACCGAAGACGATTGCCCGTTCCTGTAAGGCGGTGCAGTGATGAAATATCTCAAAGTCTTTACGGACTTTGCGGACAAAATGGAAATGCTCAGTGACGCGGAGCGCGGGAGGCTTTTCACCGCAATGCTGAAATATGCCGAGCGAGGGGATACCCCCGAACTCCGTGGCAACGAGCGATTTCTGTGGGCATCAGTAAAGTCGGATATAGACAGGCAGACAGAGAACTACGACAGACGCTGCGCTGTGAATAAAGAAGTAGCTACGAATCGTTACCAATCGTTACGAAACGTTACGAATCGTAACGAATCGTGCCAAGACAAAGACAAAGACAAAGACAAAGACAAAGATATACCCCCCTATAGTCCCCCCAAGTGGGGGGAGCGGTTCGAGGTTTTCTGGAAAGCGTATCCACGGAAGACGGGAAAGGACGCAGCTCGCAAGGCTTTCGCCAAGAGAAACCCATCGCAGGAATTGCTTGACAAGATGCTTGCTGCCATCGAACAGCAGAAGAAAAGCGAGCAGTGGCAGAAGAACCGAGGGCAGTTCATCCCTCTCCCGACTACATGGCTGAACCAAGGACGGTGGGAGGATGAAGTCGGGGTCGAGGTTCAACCAGAACCGCAAGATCGATACGCAAACCTCAAGAGACTTTACGCGGAGGTGTCCGAATGAAAGCCCATGAGACGATCAAGATGTTCAGCATCATCGTCGCTCTGTGCGACAAGACCGAGAAGTTCGCAGAGGCAGACAGGACGATGGTGGATGCATGGACGGAAATGCTTGCAGACATTCCTTTCGATCTCGCGGTATCGGCGATCAAGGTGCATGTGGCAACAAGCCCGTTCCCGCCGAAGATATCGGACATCCGCAAGGCCGCCGTGTCCTTGACACAGCCGCAGCTTTCGATCACGGCAGACGAGGCATGGGATTGTGTACACAGAGCAGTGCGCCAGTATGGCATTAACCTCAAGAAGTACGCGATGACCACTATGCCGCCGGAGGTAGCCGCCTTCGTGGACAAGTCGTGGTACAAGGACATCTGCCTCACGCAAAACGTTGACGTTGTTCGGGGACAGTTCATGCGGTCGTGGGACGCTCGAACAACGAAAGCAAGAACCGAAGTGCTGCTGCCGCCGAGTGTTCGGCAGTTTGCAGGCGTGTTGGCACAAAGGACAGCCGCTGCATTGGGCAGTGTGGAGGGGAGTTCGCTTTGAAACTCAGAGACTTATTCAAACGCAAAGGCTGCGTGTACTGCACGGAGCTGAGCGACGGAAACGAGGACGGCTTGCGCGTCGTCCTGCCACCCGATGACATGAACGGCGAAGACTTCAACGATCTGGTCGTGTCCAGATTCCACATCGACATCCCGTCCAAGACCCTGTGCTACTACGGCGAAGATCGCCAAGGCATGGGGGCGGACGATTACATCACC